TGCCGCGTAATATTGCACACGCTGTTCCGCATGTCGAAACACATGATTTACCGAGCTACCCACCCGAAGATCATCAACAAAATCCAACAGGGTAGCGTGTGTTTTACCACTAGACAGTCGCAACGTACGGCCTATGGATTGTAGGACACGTATCTTTGATTTCGCGGGGCTGGCGAAGATGAGCGTTGAGAGATTAGGAATATTTACACCCGTTGAAAACGTTCCGAAAGAGGCCACGATGATTTGATTATCGTTTTGTTCCACCCAGAGACGAATGCGTTCGCGTTCATCACTCGCAACGCCGCCATGGACAAAATGCACATCACGACCTACCACAAGATGTTGTATGCGCTCGAATAATGGAATTCCATGTTTTTCAACGAAATTGAAGAGGACTAACACGTTCCCTTTGGTCGCAATTGCCGTCTTCGCAATGATGTCTAAACGCTGCGGCGATGTCACCAAGTATTCGACTTCATCGGGATATGAGGACTGCCGCATTTCCTTACACACGGACACCGGATATTTGATCACACACATCTTGACACGCAGCGGCGCCAGTTGCTGTTGCTCGACTAAGGCGTGCGTCGTGGTGACCCGGGTCACGTCACCAAAGAGCCCTTCTAGAATCAGCTGGTGCGCATGTGTGTCGTCTAAGGTGCCGGTGAATCCAAATCGATACGGTGTCTTCAAACACTTGGCCATGAGTCCAACCAAGGAAGAGCTTTTTGCCAGATGCACTTCATCGACCATCACGCACGGATAGTCGGCAAAGTATTCCGGTGGAAGTTGGTAGATAGATTGCCACGTGCTAATGACAATCGGTGCGTGTCGCGTTTTTGTACGGCCCGCCTGGATCGTTTGAATGCGATCTGGGTCGACGCCATAGCTGACAAAATCGGCGGTGAGTTGCGCCACCAACCCGGTGGTTGGTACAACAATCAATGTCGGCACGTCTAGTGCCTGTGTCAGCAGATGAATGATAAGAGACTTGCCGCTACCCGTAGGAGAGAGTACGATACCACGATGCGTGTTCAATAATGTCCGCAACGCGGCTACCTGATACACCCTCGGCACGACTGGTAGCGGCTGCGCGTCAACCCAGGCATCCAGTGTGTCTGGATACAAGGGTTCTGCTATCGGCACCTCATTGGTGACCTGATAGTCCTGCTGCGCGGCAAATGTCAATAGACGAGACAAAAGACCGCGATAGAGCAGGTGTCCGCGCAATTTGAACAAACGAATCTTACCCGACCAGTTTTTCTTGCGATACGCCGGCATGTATTGTGCGCCGGGAATATCGAACGTGAAAAATGAGCTTAGTTCCTGGGCCTCATGATCTTCACAATCGATACGTATCCATACATCATCTACTGGTACAATCGTCATGTACCAATATTTAGGGGAGTAGTATTAGCTGGTTTTGGTGAAATACCAACTCGGTTGGCGATCATCCTTCGTTAGCGAGTCCCAGTTGCCGCCAACGGCGTTTCCCTGATCGTTCATGTCGAGAAAGGTATCGCCGCGCTGAATCTCGTTGGTTAGCTGTAACACATACCCATGCTCCGCGACATATTCGCCAACCGCATTGATGACGCCCAAATTTGCCCCACGAGTCTTGTAATAATCATGCCCCGACACGATTCCGCCTATACGGACTTTCTTTGACCATTCTCTAATGTCATCACAAACCGAAGTGTATTTGTGATCAGCGTCGATGAACACAAAGTCTAATGATTCGTCTGCGACATCACCGACGGCGTCCATGCTAGAGCGTCTGTCGATAGTCACGTTAAGGTTCTCCAACCGGAGCGCGGCGACCGCATAACTTTTGTGCGTTCTGTTTCTGCGCCAGTCATCGACGGCCAAGAGTTTCAGCTTGGGATTGGTGCGACAGAGAATTTCACTGTAGCGGCCATGGCAGACGCCGATCTCCGCACCTGATGTGAATTCCAACGCCGCAAAGTGCTTGGCGAGTTCGATCCGATTATCCATTGCTTATTTTGCTCTTAGGTATTGTTGCCCCAGGCTTACCAACATACAACCCAAAGAATGCTGCACCGGCGCCGATTATTGTTGATATAAATGCTGCCTGCGAATTGGTAGGATAAGATAAAGCCATGAACCAAGCAGTAGACTCATAAAAGGCATAGATGTAGGCCAACATAACAAGTCTAGGAATTATCCTAAACTGATCTATGATGCCGGCTGTTTTATTGTACCATGTAGGTTCGTCTTGTCCTTGTGTTGGTACAATATCATCAACCGCCAACTCATACTCTTTACGAGTCTCTACAACTGTTACTCTATCTGTGCCTGCCATTATTATTTCCTAGCCTCCTCATTCTTACAACCCGTTCTTGAATCGCAAGAAGTCAATTGCCGATTTGATCACAAAGTTGCGCGTATTGATTGATTTGATGACATCTTCCACAAACTTGAGAATCTCTTCTAAGTAGGCTTTTCGTTTGAGCAAGTTCTGAATCGTTGCGTCACCTTCAATATAGATATGCACATTCCCCGAGAGAATCTTCAGTGGCTGTGGCGGCCATTCAAGTGCTATGCGTTCGGTATCATCCATCTTGCCCAAGAAGTATTCCCACTTCTGTCGATACAACACCTTATAGTCGCTGTCAATCTTCTTGTAGCGCAGACGTTCGTATGAGTAGTAGCGCCACCATTTGGCGTGTAGTAACGGCACCGCTCGTGCGGATTCATCGAGCGCCGCGAGGTCGAGTGCGGCATCGGTCTGCCATTCTGCGAGGTATTGGTCGAGCGTCATAGTCCCATTATGATAGCACGACCCGCAGACTATGTCAAGGTAACATCAAAGGTGGAACAGGCGAATGTGGCGGTGGTGGACAGGATGGGCGAATCACTATCTGTTGACGCAAAGTCGAGACTGGACAGTTCGACAGGAAAGACTTCGTCGATGTTTATCTGCGCTACAATGCTCGCCGTGTCGGGCGTCAGAATTGATATCGAGGCTGTCGTCTTTTCCAAATCGATGATCTGCGCAAGCGGGCTGACTCGGTTGTTCGTCAATTGCTTGGCGCGGAACCGTTTGACCTCGTCAAAGTCGTGGGGAAACCCGTAGCCCTTCATCCAGTAGTAGAGGCTGAAATACGTCTTGAAACTCGCATCGACCAGATACGTCACACTGAACTGCCCGTAGGTCAAACGCTCACCGGGATGTTTGATAAATGCGAAGGGATTCTCCTGCACCGTGGTGCCGCCGCTGACGGACGGCGACGATACGCTCTGCACAAAGAACGTTAGATCCGGCAACCGTTCTATGGAGAACCGATAGTGATTCCCATACAGCGTATTGGTTGCCTGATGTGATCGCGTTGGTTCGTAATCCTGCTCGGTTTCCATATGAGATATTTAGGGATTATTTGCCAATCACAAATCGTGCCGACGACTCTGTGCGCGAGGTGGCAAACAGATAACAATTTCGAACAAACATGTCGGTCCTGCCGGTCTTCCTTCCTTCGGAGAGCCACTTAACCAGCGCAGCGCAACTCACGTTAGCTACAAGTTGACCACTCAAGTTCGCCAAATGTACCGCATACCTCGCGGCGATCTCATTTTTCGGTAGCTTCTTAGCGGCAGCCGACGCGGACAGCTTCGGGTCCGCATCCATGTAATCCTCAACTGCCTTCTTCTCGTCGGCCTTCCGCAGGGCCTTGCAGTCCCCCATAGCTTTCATCGACATCTTCCCGCCCCGACCGTCGGGGTATATAACGGCCGTCGACCTGACTGCATTCAGAAAGACTTTGTTGGCACTATTATAACCATTAGCCCACGTGGTGCCCTTGTTGTCACCGCCGGCCAGATTCATCTGAATACCGACACCAGTCTGGCCAAGAGCGCCGGCCGCCGGACCTGTTTTTTCAAATATTTGACATTTCCAGGCACCACTTCCTGACGGGTCATGACGAAATTTTATATACTGTCCCGTGGCAGTGCCAGCCCCGGTCTTGCCTGTGCGCTTATTAATATAGAGGATAACGTCTCTCCTCTGGCCCTCGCCCAGCTTACCAAGCACTAGCTCTCTCTCCCCGCCTCGCATATCCTTTTTATCGGGCTTTCCTATACACCCAGTGATTTTCTTGCCTTTGTATTCCGTCCATGCGTTGGTGCCCCACCCAGGCTTCAAGTCCCCCGCGACGAGGTTCTCCACCGCCTTCGTCTCATTCGCACGGACGAAATTAACCGGCACAATCTTAATTGTCTCTTTTGCGTTTTTCTTTAGAGACAGCGGTAACAACTCCCCCTTTTGAATTTCTTCACAAATCAATTCATTCAACTCGCCAAATGAGTACGTCTTATTTTCTTTCACTGTCGTTAGTGCCGTTTCAAACACCTTTTTAGACTTCTCCGTCGCCCAATATATGTCTGCGGGACTCCACTTATTCGTGTCGTTGAAGTCCGTTTTCTTCGTTTTTGCGTTGGGGTTATTCTGATTCCACAACTTTGCAGCCTTATTGGCTGCTTTGTATAAGTCGTCAATGGTCTTCATCACGCCACCTGGCGCGGCGCGCCAATATATAATGTCCTGTGCATCTTTCGACCCGATTCCCTTGCCAGCCAACTTCGTCGAAATTTTTCCAAGTTGATTAAGCAACGCTACGGCAATACGTATAGAGGACAGATACCAATCGCGATCATCGAGAAGCGTCTCGACCTCTTTGAGTGATGCGTTTGCTCTAACCATCTTCGTGAAGATTTGTTCTATCTTCCAGCCGCGCGGAGACAGCACACATGCATAATATTGTTTGAAAGCCTTGTAGTCGGCTACGTCATCATACTCCGTTCCCTTACATTTATACTTTTTCACCTTCTTCAACGGGTCCGGCATATTCGCCACGCCTACATAGTCCGCAATCGCACAGAAGAAGGCCTGCGCGGTCTCCGCTCTTGCTGTAGCATCAGCCATAAATTATAATTCCTTTGTATCATTATTTAGAACCCCTAAATATCGGCATGCCCGGCAAATCCCTTCCCCACACCAAGCAGGCGGCGACATCCGCCGACCTCGAATGGGGCTCCGACTCGCTCTCGCGTATCTACAAAGCGATGACGCCCGGGCAGGAAGACGCTGTCATGGAGGCGGACT